GCGCTGGCGGTGGCTCAGGTGGAGGCGCTGGCGGTGGCTCAGGTGGAGGCGCTGGCGGTGGCTCAGGTGGAGGCGCTGGCGGTGGCTCAGGTGGAGGCGCTGGCGGCGGCTCAGGTGGAGGCGCTGGCGGTGGTTCTGGCGGCGGCGCCGGTGGTGGCTCCGGTGGAGGATCTGGCGGCGGCTCAGGAGGCATTTTAACTTAAATCCTTTTAGGATTTTATTTTACTTTTTAATTTTTCAACTTCGGCAGAAAGCTCTTTAACAGCCTGAATTAAAACTGTAGTTAATCTACCGTAATCAAGACTAGAGACCTCGCCCTTATCGTTTTTACCAACAACCATTGGTAAAATTTCATTAACTTCTTCTGCAATTAAACCTATATCAGTATCTCTTTTTTTATTTTTCCAATCGAAAGTTACTGGCCTTAAAGAATTTACAAGAGTAAGCCCACTTTTTAAATTTTTAATCTTCTTTTTAAAACGCTTTGAAGAAGTCGAATTGTAAGCAACGGCTTCTACTTCTCCGTTTTCTGCGTTTAGATATATTGTTGTTGTATTATCATTTTGTTTTAAATACAATTTGCCATGTATTCCATTTGATCCCCAAAAATCATCACCCCCGACTACTATTTGTTTAAGGACAAAAAGCTCTCCAGGATTATCATTTGGTCCAACTATAGGTTCGTTCGGGTCGCTTCCAATAACAACAGCACCCTTCATTGAGATCAGCATTCTAGTGGCTGCAACATCAACAGAAATACTTTCTGTGCCAACTGTTTTTGTTTCTGTTCTGCTTTTTGATGTTCTAAATTCAATAGCTCCATCTCTTGGGCCATTAAAATTATTCGAAGCATTGTATGCGGCAGATAAAATTAAAATACCATTCCCATCGTCAGTAGCACTAGTATCTAATGCCGCTCCAGCCATATCAATCTGCGCGCCATATTGGATTCCGTTATTATTGCCAGCGCTTATCGTTAATACTCCATCTAAATCTCCTCTTCTTATTCCCCAAGCACTATTAATGGTTATGCCATAATTATTACTACCTAATGAGGCGCCACCAAGAGACAATGTTCTTCCATTAATAAATAAATCATCCCCAGTCCACCATAAATTATTTCCGGCTGGCTTTCCAACAAATAATTGATAACGATCTGATTGACCCTCTGCCTGCGTATTACCGAGAAAAAATCCTCCTGATGTTCCACTTGTAGCAAAAAAGCTAGTTCCGTTATATCCAACTCCACGAGATTTTAAATATCCATTATCTCCTACAGTTAACCCTTTTGAATCAAGTCTAACAGCATTGACCGTATTGCCGAAAAATCCTTCGTTTGCTATAACTGCCCCCCTAAACAAGGCGCCTCCAAACTCCGAATATCCATTACTAACTATTCTGAAACCAAGATTTTGTATTGTCTTTGTTTCACTTCCTATATTTACGTTAAACGTAGGTATAGGATCTATCTCTTGCCAGTATGCATTACTGCCACTAGCTGGAGGAGCATTAGTAGCGCTGGCTCCCTGATTCTGAAGAGATCTAAATAATTTATAAGAACCATCGGCTTGAATAGTTTTTACTTGAACTACATCACTTGGAATATTTTTTCCTAAAAATGCTCCATATGTTCCAGAAGTTGTGTAAGCTCTAACTGTATAGGCTCCAGATACCCAAGTTGGTACGAATGTTGTAGATTCTATATATCCGCCAGCACCAGCTGTTCCTGTTGCGCTAGTTCCATTTACAGCTATAACTTGAGCACCAATAAATCCAGCCGTTAGCTTTCCAGCGTCAACAGTTTGAATTTGTGCATTTTTAATTCTTACTACCTGATTTGGAGGATTAGCAGGATCTGGTACAATTTCAAATGGAACGTCAGCGCTAGTTCCGTTCCAAACTTGAAAATAATCAGCTACAAGCACAAAAGCTTTATCAATTCCGCCTACTTTTTGCAATCCAACAACATTATTATTTCCGTCTAATTTTAACATTGGGCCAAAGCTTGCAACCCAAGCGCCACCAGTCCTTATATATACTTTATAATTGTCGTCAGTATCATACCAAATATCACCAGCGTTGTATGTACCTCCGGTAGGCTCAGCGCTTTGATAATAAACTTTAGCTTTTCCATTAGCCGAAGTTTGTGCGCCTTCTGCTGTCGCTAATGCTGTTGCCGCATTAGTTAAAGCGGTCGCAGCAGCTAGCCCAACATCATTCCCACTTTCAGAATCAATAAATTTGCCCCTAACAGTAACTCCTTTACTAGCAAATAAATTACCTCTCTTTACCCTCTTATTTCTTTTGCTTGAATTTTGCCAAATGATAAATTCATCCTTGTCGTCAAGGGTAAGCGCTTCTTGAAGATCTTGGAATGAAAGACTCATATAGATAGTTTACATTAAATGTTGAATACTCGGACTGGAGTGAGACGACTTGTTATAGAATTATCACCGAGTTGACCTTGGCTATTAATGCCCCATGCCCATAGTCTACCATTTTTATCGATTGCGAGAGAGTGGGAACCGCCAGCGTTTATAGCGCAAAATGTTTTCGCTGCACCAGCAATGCTTACGGGTGTAAGGCGACTTGTAGTTGAATTATCTCCAAGCTGACCATAGATATTATTTCCCCACGCCCACGCTTTGCCATTTTTATCGATTGCTAATGAGTGGCTCCCACCAGCACTTACGGCGCAAAACGTCTTTACTGCACCAGCTATGCTTACAGGGGTAGATCGACACGTAATTGAATTATCTCCAATTTGACCTCTAGCATTATAACCCCATCCCCACCCACGACCATATTTATCGATGGCAATAGTCTGGCCGTAACCAGCGCTTATTTTGCAAAAAGTTTTTTTTGCTCCTGCTACGCTAACCGGAGTTAAACGGCTAGTAGGCGTACCATCTCCCAGTTGCCCAACGAGATTAAGCCCCCACCCCCATGCATTCCCATATTTATCGATAGCAAAAGAATAAGCGTTCCCAGCACTTATCGCACAAAATGTCTTTTGTTGACCAGCCACACTTACTGGAGTACGCTGACTAGTAAGTGAATTATTACCAAGACGACCAAATCTATTATACCCCCACCCCCAAGCGCTCCCATTTTTATCAATAGCGAGAGAATGCTGGGTAGCAGCACTTATTTGGCAAAACGTCTTTATGTCGCCCAGCACGCGTATAGGTGTGCGGCGACTTGTAGCTGAATTATCTCCAAGTTGACCAAGAGTATTAGTTCCCCACGCCCACGCACGACCGTTTTTATCGATAGCGAGAGAGTGAGAATCGCTACCACTTATGGTACAAAATGTTTTTGCAGCACCAAATACACTGACTGGTGTGAGACGTTGAGTAACCGAGTCGTCACCAAGCTGGCCGCTAGAATTAAGCCCCCATCCAAATACGCGACCATTTTTACTGATTGCAATGGAGTGTGATGCGCCAGCGTCTATTTGATAAAATAACCTTTCAACTGCAAATGACTCGTTTACTAATGTGGTATCAAGAATCGGGGTTCCGTAAGATCCAATCATTCCAATATCGGCCCCCGCGCCGTTCTTAACCTCAACGCTCCAATTAGTTTCTACTAAAACCCTGTCTCCAATTCTTGCTCCAAGGTTATAAGACTCTAGCGTCAAGTTCTGCAACGATAATCCAAATTTCTTTACATCTTGAAAATTAAAAAACTCAATCAACATTGACTTCTGAGTTCCGCCTTCAGCATGAAAAACCTTGCTTAAATTTTCAGCTTGAAAATCATCAATCAGCGCCGACAAAGATAATGTGGCAACTGTTGGTCTTTGAATCTTCCTAATATACGGATGATTGTTTCCAAATCCATAAAGAGCCTTGCGTTCAAACTGTACAGAGAATTGCATACTCTGAAAATTATTCGCAATCGCATCAAAGAAGCCAAAAGTAATTGGCGAAGTGCCGCCACCTGACTGAAAGTCTGGGGTAATCTTACATTTACTGTAAGGACAGCCGCCATCAAAGACTTCCTTAGCTTTTGGTAGATATCTTTCAGTTCTTGAGTTGTTAACAAAGTTTAACGAGAAATTTTTATTTGCATCTTGAGCATTTTGGCCACTAACAAGGGTATTTACCGATGGTAAGTACTTCGAAGTCGCATAATCTTGCACATTAGCATTCGCGCCAACAAAAGAGCAGGAAACAGTCGCCAACTGATTAACTGCCACACTGATTTCATAGTTAGTAATATAAGCATTGCCAATGGCAAGAATGTTGCTGTTAACAATTCCTGTCTGCAAGTTCTGGTCAATACCGTCATTCTGCGCGATACTGATATAAAAATTACGGTCGCCAGTAGACGAGAGAATAGAATCGAATGGGTTACCAGTCGCACCTGTCGGAATATCCAATCCAATATACTTATCATTCCAGCCATCATTCAAATAGTATTGAATATTTAAATTAACATCCGGCGCAAGCTGAGTCTGTCTTGTAGCAAACGAATCGGAGCCGATTTGTTTCAGCGGAGTTCTTTCAATATTGAAAGAGAAGTCGTAGCCCTGAATAAAATCAAGACGGCTTATTCCGCTACCCGTATTCATCGCCTCCTCAAAAGCACCAGAGGAGCCGACAAACATCATTTGCATTTCATATGAAATTGGTCTGCCCATTAATAAACCCTCCTTATGCCGACAGGATCTTCTGCCAGTGTTATTGAAATATCATTGACATTTTTGTAAACAAAGGTATGTTTCCATTCTGGGGCAAAAAAGTACTTATTCTTATTGTATATATTTGGAATCTTGTATTGAAATTTTCTATATCCCTGTCTACTGCATAAGAAGTGCAGAATTGACCTCGCCTCAACGTCACTTATTCCTTTGAACTCAATTCCAAACTGTTTTAACACGTTTGCGTGCAGTCCAAAATCGCTTCGTTTTACAAATGAATACGGTAGCTCGCTCTTTAAA